TAAGGAGTATAAGAAGGAAAATGAGGTTTTGTTCAAACAGGAAATTATAAAGCACGGAGGTGGATATAAACCTTCTTCGTCAAATAATTTAAGTCCGTCGCAGGTAATGAATTCATTTATTAGAACTGCGGCTGGAAGATAATAAGGAGGAAAAAAGATGGCATTAGATGCAAAAATAATTGACAGAACAGGGGCAGAGGCCCTTATCCCTTTAGAGATTTCTAAAGAAATTATTAAAGAAACACCTCAGGCGTCCAAGCTCTTACCGCTTATGAGAAGGCTGCCTGATATGTCTGCAAAACAAAGGTCAATACCTGTACAAAAAAGCTTGCCACAAGCTTATTTTCTAAACGGTGACACTGCGCAGAAACAAACAACTAAAGCTGAATGGGATAAAGTAACGCTTACAGCTGAAGAATTAGCGGTAATTGTTCCAATTCCGGAAGCTGTTTTAGATGATGCAGATTATGATATCTGGGGAGAGCTTAAACCACAAATCGTAGAAGCACTCGGTATTGCAATTGACGGAGCTGTTTTATTCGGCACAAACAAACCTGCCTCTTGGGCAAGTGCAATTGTTCCTACAGCTATAGCAAAGAACCATAATATTGCCTTCGGAACTAATGTAGATGTTGCATCTGATATTATCGGTGTTGGCGGTGTAATGTCTTTTGTAGAAAATGACGGTTTTAGGGTAAACGGTTTCCTTGCTGACTCCACTTTAGAAGCTTATCTAAGAGACTTAAGGGATAAAAATAATAATCCTATTTATGTCCCTAGGTTGACTGAAAATAGCCTTGATATGTTGGTAGGAAGACGAATTAACTATGACAATTCCGGAATGTTTGATTTAGACAAAGCTTTGATGGTTGCAGGTGACTTTACAAAGGCTGTTTATGCAATCAGACAGGATGTGACATACAAAATTCTTACAGAAGCAATTATCCAAAACACTGACGGTTCAATTGCATACAACCTTGCACAGCAGGATATGGTTGCTCTTCGTGTTGTTATGCGTTTGGGTGTTCAAGTTGCAAACCCTGTTACCAGAAGAAAAGACGCGGAAGGATATCCGTTCGCGGTTCTTACACCTACAGTATCAGCATAATAAGTGTGGCAGTTGTGTATCAGATGGCAACCCATCTGATACACTTTGTCCCCGGAAGGAAGGAAAATAAATGCTTGAAATTGGTAAAAACAGTTATATATCAGTAGATGAGGCAGACGAATACTTCTTAGGGCGTTTAGGAGCAGATTTTTGGGAAACATTGGACAAGTCACATAAAGAAAAGGCCCTCGTAACTGCTACAAGAAAAATTGATACTTTGCCATTTGTAGGATATAAACAAAATCCAAAGCAGCCGCTTCAATTCCCGAGGTTTTATTATACTTCCTGTAATTTGACACAAACAGACTTTATTCCTCAAAGTTTGAAGGATGCCGTATGTGAGGAAGCTCTTACAACTCTTCAGTATATAGAAAGTAATTCAGAGGAAGTCTACAATGGGGCTATTCAAGACAATTACCAAACACTGAAACTGGGAGACGCTTCTATTACTTATGGTGGAAGTAATAATAGTAACACCTCCTCCAATTTGTTATCCGAAACCGCAAAGCACCTGCTTTCAGGTCTGATTAAGACGGGATTTGATATTCAGGTACAACGATACTATGAGGCTTTATAATGGGATTTCAGGGAAGCTATGCAAAGCTTATAAAAGATAACAAAAATCGTTTGGTATTATTTGAAGAACTACAAAAGCTTAATAGGGAAGAGATATCCGCAGGTATTCATAAGACCGAAGGCAGCCAGGTTGTGGATGAAAAAGGCACTAAGCTTATTGATATAGCAGTGCAGAATAATTACGGCAACGAGTGGACTATGTCTGAAACTGTAAGGTTTAAAAAGAATGATAAGTGGTTTGCAATTAAAAAGGGTACTCATATCAAAATCCCTGCAACGAGGTTTATTACGAGGATTTTGGAAAACCGGAGTGAAAGAGAGTATTTGATAACAGCAATAAACAGTTATATTGCAATTCAACTGAGCAAGGCAAACAGATTTGGCGAAATTAGGGTTTCAGACACCGTTAGGCAAATCGGTCAATTTATGTGCGAAAGAATAAGAAGTTATATTGATGACAAAGCATTTGAGCCTAACGCCCCAATGACTGTAGAGGCAAAAGGGTTTGACCAACGTTTAAAAGATAAAGGCTTACTTTATAACAGTATAAAATATAAA